ACAAGCCCGAGCTGATCGGCATCAAGGGGAAGACCAACTGATGTGCAGCGCTCCCAAGCCGCCCAAGGTCGAGCAGGTGCCGGTTCACCAGATCGCGGTGATGCCTGACGGCGGCGACCCGACAATCCGCAGCGCGATCCGTGGGCAGCGCCGCCTCGCGCGATCGGCCATGATGTTCAGCGGTTCAGGCGGTACGCTCGGCGCGCCGCCTGTCGCCAATCCGGGGGTTTGATTGATGGCAGTCGAGAAGACGACCCGCGAAAAGCTCGAATGCACGGTCGACGCGCTGAAGGCCGAACGTCGGCCGTTCGAGCCTGACTGGGAAGAGATCGCGCGGCTCGCATCACCACGGCAGATTAACATCACCAGTCGGTCGTCGAACACCAAGCGGGCGAGCAATCGCGTCCTCAACGACAGCGGGGGCATCCTCGCCAGCCGGACCACGGTGAACGGGATGGCGACGGGCCTCACGTCCAGCAGCTCGCCATGGTTCAAGCTGGCCGTGCGCGACCGCGACATGATGGAGTTCGGCCCGGTCAAGGAGTGGCTGCACATCGTCGAGCAGGTCATCTACGGCTTCTTCTCGTCGACCAATTACTACGACACCACGAAGATGCAGTATGGCGATCTCGTGCAGCAAGGCGTCGGCGCGACGCTGATGACCGAGCATCGCAAATATATGGGCGTCAACCGGCCGCTGGTACTCGGCACCTACTGGCTCGGGCTCGACGACGGGCTTCGCGTCACCACGCTCGCCGTCCGCTCGAACCCGACCGTCAAGCAGCTGGTCGAGGAAGTGCGCGACAAGACCAAGATCAGCGATGCCGCGATGCGCGCCTACGACAAGGGCGACTACGCGGTGCGCGTGCCGGTGATGCAGGTGGTCGAGCCCAACGAGGACGCTTACGGCGAGATGTTGAGCCGCAACATCGCTGGCAAGCCGTGGCGCTCGATCAAGTGGGAGATCGGGCAGAACGACAAGCATATCCTGCTCAGCGAAAAGGGTTTCGACAGCCAGCCGTTCACCGCGCCGCGGTGGGAGAATTATGGCGACAGCGCTTACTGCGACAGCTCGCCCGGCTTTCAGGCGCTCGGCGAGCTGCGCGAGGTACAGCTGGCGGCCAAGCGCGGCGGGCGGGCGATGGACGGCATCGTCAAGCCGCCGATGGCGGTGCCGGCGAATCTTGCCCGCACCGGCATCAGCCTTGACCCCGGCACCTTCACCTACATGGAAGCAATGGGCACCGACCAGCGCCCGCAGCCGATGGTCACCATCAACCATCAGGCGATCCAAGCCATTTACGAGAAACAGGATTGGCTGAAGCAGCGGCTCGACCAGATTTATTATTCTGACCTGTTCATGGCGATCAGCCAGATGGAGGGCGTGCAGCCGCGCAACGAGCAGGAGCTGATGTTCCGGCAGGAAGAGAAGCTGACCCAGCTTGGCCCGGTGGTCGACCGCGTCAATATCGAAAAGCTGGAGTATGACATCGACCGGGCGTTCACCATCTGCAAGAACCTCGGGCTGATCCCGCCAGCGCCGCCCGAGATGGACGGCCAGCCACTGACCGTCGACTTCATCTCGATCCTCGCCCGCGCTCAGAAGGCGGCCGAGAACACGATCATCGAGCGCACCGCCCGGTTCGTCGGGTTCCTCGCGTCGGTGTTCCCCGAGAGCGCGGTCAAGTTCGACGCCGATCAGGCGATCGACGAGTTCGCTCAGAACAGCGGCACCAGCCCCAAGATCATCCGCACCGACGACGTCGTCGCCAAGATGCGGGCCGAGATCGCGCAGCGCGAGCAGGCCGAGCGCGCCGCGGCGATGGCGGCGCCGGCCGCCGATGCCGCCAACGCGGCCAAGGTGCTCAGCGAAACCGAAGTCACTCCGGGGCGTAACGCGCTCCAGAATATCATGGGGCTCTGATGGCTCGCGAAACATTGTCGGCAAAGCCGAAAATCCTGCCGTCGAACGACGAATTGTTTCCGCTCGATGTGCAATCCCTGATGCTCGATCCCAAGTTCCGGCGAGTGATGTTGACATTCTTCCGCGTCGCGGGCATGTTCACCGGCAGCTTCCACTCCGAAGCCGGTGCCTCCCATTTCGCGGAGGGCCGCAGGAGCTTGGGGTTCGACATTCTCCGCACGCTTGAGACACACTCAGGCCAAGACGCGCTGGTGCGCATCTTGAGCGAAGATCAACCCAAGGAGGCTACCAATGGCAGACGAAACCGCTACGACCGAAACTCCGAACTCGCCAGCGACGACGGACAACCCATCGACCGCTTCGAACCCGGAGAGCGGTTCCTCGACTACGGACCCGGCGAACCCGCCAGCTGACGACAAGATTGATCTTGCCGCGGTTGGCAGCGACCCGGCCCCGTCTGGCGACGAACCAGCCAAGACCGAGCTGACCGACGACGAGAAGACGGCCGAGGAAGCTCGCGCTGCCCTGTTCGGTGCGCCCGATGGCGACGCCGGCTACGAGATCACCGGCCTGCCGGAAGGCATGACGATCGACGAAGCGGCGCTCGAAGCCGTGACCCCGGTGTTCAAGGAGCTGGGGCTCAGCAACGCAGGCGCCTCGAAGGTCGCCTCGATCTATGCCGAGAAGGTGCTGCCAGCGGTCGGAGAACAGTTCAAGACCCAGCTCCAGCAGCAGGTGCTCGATCAGCGCACCGAATGGGAAGGCGAGACGCTGGCCGCGATCAAGGGCGAGAGCGAGCTGAAGACCGCGACCGGCGACAAGATTGATTTCGGTGGCGCGGGCGTCAAGCAGGTCCAGCAGGTCGCGGCGAAGGCGCTCGACCGGATCGCGCCAGCCGGGTTTCGTGATTTTCTGGAACAGACCGGGCTTGGCCAGCATCCGGCGATGGTCGCTTTCGCCTACAAGGTCGGGCAACTGATCTCGGAAGATAGCGACATCGGCGGTGGCGGCGGGGGTGACCCGGCGCCGAAGACGCGCGAGAGCAAGTATTACAACCGTTAAGTTACTTCCCGAAGGGTAGCGAGGCCGCAAAAGGAGAAAGAAGATGGCAGTTCAAGGAAGTGGCGTCGCCACCCTGATCGATGTCCTCAGCGAACTCGCTCCCGATGGGAAGCAGATGGACATCGCCGAGGTTCTGACGCAGCAGAACGAAGTGCTCAGTGACATGCACTGGGAAGAAGGCAATATGGTCACCGGCCATAAGGACGGTGTCCGCACCGTGCTGCCGACCCCCAGCTACCGTGCTCTGAACGCTGGTGTTCCGGTCACCAAGGCCGGCAGCACCACGATCGAAGAGACGTGCGCTCTGCTCGAAGACTTCAGCCAAGTCGACCGCGAGTTGGCGATCATGTCCGGCAATGTCGACCAGTATCGGCTTAAGCAGGCCAAGCCGCACGTTCAGGGCATGTCGAACAAGATGGCGACCGACCTGTTCTACGGCAACGCCAACACCAACCCGCTCGGCTTCACCGGCCTTGCTCCTCGCTACAATACGCTTTCGACCACGACCAACAAGGCCGCGGCGAACGTCATCAACGCGGGCGGCACCGGCTCGGCGCTGCGCTCGATCTGGCTGGTCGGCTGGGGTCCGGACACGATCTTCGGTATTTATCCGAAGGGCACCAAGGGCGGCCTCGATCACGAGGACGTCACCAATGCTTCGGGCGAGGGCGAGCATGGCTTCCCGGCCGCGACCGTGTTGCTGGATGCCAGTGGCAATCAGTACATGGGTTATCGCGACCACTGGATTTGGCGCAACGGCCTGTTCGTGAAGGATTGGCGCTTCGCCGTCCGCATCGCGAACATCGACCCGACTGCCATCACGCTCGACCAGTCTTCGGGTCCGAAGCTGGAAGACCTGATGGTGCAAGCACTCGAAACCATCGAGAGCCTGACTGGGGTTCGTGCCGTCTTCTACGTCCCGCGCACCATCCGCGCGTGGATGCGTCGCCAGCTGCTGAACCGGAAAAACCAGTTCCTCAGCTACGACGAAGTCGGCGGTCGTCAGGTGCTGTCGTTCGACGGCGTGCCGGTGCGTCGCACCGATGCGCTCAACGTCAACGAAGCGCAGGTCGTCTGAGCTTAATCGAGGGAAAGGAAACTCGAAATGATTATGGACGCACAAAACCGCCCCTCGAACGCGCAGGCGATTACGACGGGCACGCAGGTGTCGACCGACAGCAT